CAATAAAATATTCCAAATTATAATTCTCATTGGTTTCAACTGTAAAAGTTGTAGGTGCTGTCATACCCTCAGTTTCTAATACACTATCAATTTCAGTAGACATATATATATATATATATATAAAATAAACTGAATAAAGCATAAATATTTATATGCACATTCCTAGACATTATTTCTTAGGTTTCTTCTTTTTCTTATCTGTGCTTACCGAAGGACTAGGACTAGAAGTAGTTGTCGGTCTTGCTCCTCTAGGACTGCGCTCTACCTTCTCACCCGTGCTGAAGATTTTGATAAGTTCCTCTTCGGATAAGGCTGGAGTAGAAGGTGTTGTCGGCTGCTTCACCGATGTCGCCTCTTTTGCGTCTGACTTAGCTCGCATGCGTTCCTTCATCTTCGCCAACTTCATATTCTTATTCATTTGCGCCTCCATTGCTCCCATATTCACCTTTGTATTCTTGCCTAATCCCGGAATACCCATTTGACTAAATATCTTGGACATATCCCCCATACCGGGCATGTTTTTCATTTGGTTCAATAAGTCCATACCCTCGCTCATTAGCTCGCTCTCCTTGATTTCACCCGACTTGATTTTGGTCTCAATCTTGCCGCCAATGTTCTTAACCATATTCATTAACTTGCCGGGGTTCTTAAAGAGCTTCTGAAACACATCCTTGGCGTCTTTGGTGTCGTCTAAATCGAGATTCAATTCTGAAGCAGTTTCTTGTGCTAATTCCATTGCTAATTTACCTAGCTTGCCGTCCATCATGCTATTAATGTGTTTGTGAATATCTTCGGCGTTTGGAATTGGTTTACCATTTGTATCTTCATCATTAGTTCCTTGGTCTTCTGTTCCATCTTCTTCTGAACCATTACCTTTGGTAAAGCTATCAAACATTGTCTGCATATTCCCCAAAGTCTCGGTCAACTTCTCCTTCAATTCGTCTTCGTTGATTGCCTCAAACAGTTTCGCAGTGTCGCCTAAATCCGCGCTATTGTGGACTGACCCAATTACCGAAAACAAAACCAATTGTAAATATTTCCACACGGTTTCTCTAGTATTGTCGCTAATATCACACTTCCATAATTGCTTGAATACAATACCTGGAAGAAACTCGGTATTAATCTCAGAATCATCCTTGAAAATATCCACGTTTTTATACAGAATATCAAAGAAGCGCTCCGGCATCACTTTTACACAATGACGGAACACGAATGTAATCTCAGCCTTGGCTCTAGGGTTCAAATCGTCTTCCGGTGAGGCAACGGTTCTCGTCCACCATCGCTTAATTAATCCACTGTATTCGGGAAAAGTTGTAACAATGTCGGAAATAAAGTCGTTAATTATTTTATTAAAGTCGGCGGGGATTGTTAGGTCTTCTACAGATTTCTTTGGTTCGGTCATTTATATATTTTTATTATTGAATATATATTTAAATCAAACTAACAAATATATATTTAATTTTTGGGGATTTTTATAAAGTTATTCATCCAATAACATTAATGCCATTGCCGCATAATTATGTAAATCAATCAATGTGTCTCTAATTCCTTCATCACTTACTAAATTCACACCATTTTTCGTTATCGACATGGAGCGCTGTAATTTATCTTCGATTCGCATTAAAACACCGATAACTCCATATTTAGCGAAGGCATCACCATAATCGATGTTTTTTTTAGTAAATAGCTCCAATGCTTCCTGCTGTATTTTTGTCATTTGTTCTACTCTGTTATTCGTGCCTTTATCCATGATTGTTGTAAATAATATAAATAGTTTGTCTTTATATTATTATTCTCTAATCGGCAAATGCCTTTAAACAGTCGCTATAGTCGCTTTAAACAGTCGCTATAGTCGCTTTAAACAGTCGCTATAGTCGCTTTAAACAATACTCTTATCAATTGTCACCGCCTTTGTAACATTCTTCACAATCTTCTCAATGTTTTCCTGTTGTTCTTCCTTGGTTGTGCCCGACATTGAATTCATTACGATTTTATTATATTTCACATTTTGCTTCGTTGTCGGGTCGCGGCACCCCGGGTGTTCCTTAACCCATTCATTAATGTGCTTTATATTTTTAAAAGCAATTTGTTTTATCGCGTTCTTAAGATTTGGCATGTCATCTGTCTCCTTTGTCCATTCATCGTTTTCCTTGATATACACTGTTTCGCGTTTCAAATCGCTACAATGTATTGGTCGCAAATTTATATCCAAATTATTCAGATTTTTCAATAGTATTTTGGAAACACCATCAGGATAATCCATGTGCGCAAAATTCTCCAAGTCGGACATTTGGATCTTGATGGTATCTACAAATTCGCTCATATTCATTGCCCCTTTACAAGTATCATTTAGAAACACATTTAAACAAAATGACTTGTTATGTGAGTTCACGTTATTAATTGTGTTATTGTTTGTATTATGGCTGTTGCTTATAAAATCCTTCTTAACTAGTTCCATAATTAAGCTCTTGAATTCTGAATTCTCTTTTAATAAATAGTGAATAAGGTTTTCACTTGATTTAAGGTCAGGAATTGTTTCGCTACTGTCTTTATTTTCTGTGGGTGATTTATTGTCTGTGGGTATAGGTGGGTTACATTTTTGTTTGTGTCTGCTTAATCCGGAGTTATGTATATACGCGTTACCACAAACGCAGACATATTTATGTTTTTGGGGTAAAATTGGGGTATTTGGGGTATTGCCATTATCCTTCGTTACCATCTTGACCATTTCTAAATGTTTTGCTGTTAATATATGTCGAGAATAATCTTTTTTGTTACTGGTTTTGAAGTCACAGCAATCGCAAGAAAACTTTGGGGTTTTTAGGGGTAAATTAGTTATCATTGGTTACCTTTTACATTACCATTAGATAATATTCCTAAAGTTTCGGCCGTAATTTAGAAAAATTATCGTAACAATATTTTCAACAGTTAAAAAATAATTGTGACGTTATTGGTCACAACGTGAAAAAAACAGTGTTTTTTGAAACTTTATTTGGGTTTCTAAATCTGGACATTTATAAATGTCCAATTTTCATTTCCCTTTTTACTTTTGGGAATCTTTTTTTATAACTTCGTATAACTTCGTATAACTTTTCAAAATATCCGAAAAAGTAAATATAATATAAACAATCATATTTAAAGCAATTCAGCAATCTTGGATAAATTCTGAATGTATTTCATTGCCTTTGCCTGATTCTCTTGACCCATGTTGCGAATTGGGTCGCGTAACATATTAATATAGTCCATAATATTGTCGGATTGATTATAATCTACAAAATCACTCGAATAATCTTTCTCCAAGAAGAAGCTAATGTCACCCCTGTCGATTTGATTTTTGTAAGGTGTCGCAACATAATTAATCCATATCTTAATAATCATTTTCGGATTGGCCCTGCGAATGGTCGACAGCGCATTTTTGGCCGACAGAATGCGAACGTTATCGGGAAATATAGTGCAAATATCATTTATAAATTCGGCAAAATGATTGTTAAAAATGGTCGGAATATTTTGATTTTTAGCAGCAGCAGACATGGTTTCTTATTTGTAAAATATAGACATGCGTTTATATTGGTTTTCTTTTAAATATTTTAAAAAAAGAAAATTGAATTATAATACTTAAATATATGAGTATTTAAAAATTATATTATTAGATACAAGATGACTGAAATAACCACAGCAGTAGCAGTAGCAGAAAGCAACCAATCAATAATCCTTAGTAATGGACTAAGTGCGAATACAACTTTAAAAGAAAGAGTAGAGTGGGCATTAACAAAACCAGCCAAAGTTGAGAAAAAGGAAGGTATAACAAAAGGACAACAAGAAGAGAATTTACAAAAAGAAGAAAAAAAATGGGGGAACAATATGATAGGACAACAAAACAATGGACAATGGACAACTTTATTAGGCGAGCATCTCGTGCGCGATATTTTAGAATTACGTGGAGAAAACCCAAGAAAACCAGCTCGTAAAGGTGGTTTTCAACCTGATTGGGAAACAGATGAATATATATATGAAGTAAAAACTTCAAATTGGTGGGTTTCAGGAACAGCCGGAGAAAAAGTGTATGGAACCTGGATAAAATATCAAGAAATACCTGAATTATATGGAAAGCCGCTAAGAATTGTTTGCGTAGCCAGTCAAGAAGACGAACTTATAAACGGCAAGACAATATATTTTGGCGAAAATGTCACAAAAAAAACACAACAGGTCTTGGATATGGCACGTTCGTGGGGGATTGAATATGTAAAGTTCAGCGATTTGATAATGCCGGTAAAGTCTATAATGTAAATTCTGTATATTAAAATTAAACATAATTCTTTATAATAACCTCCTTCGCCTTTGCGTCAGGATTTTTAGAATTAATCGACCTTTTACATAAGAGAGATGTAATATTGTATTTTTCTTTTTTTACACAGTTAGTAAAGTTTTCGCGAACCAAACTCACGTCAGCATTACTTAACATCATTTTTTTATCTGTCTCGGTTAAACCGTGTATTAATTCAAATAATTGTGTATGTTTATCAATTCCGAACCCATTTTCAGTATATCCTACAAACGATGTGTCTGTTTCAGGGGCATATGGCGGGTCAAGATACACAAAATCATTTGTCTCCACCTTTGTAAGTGATATATTAAAATCACAGCATTCAAATACTACATTTTGTATTAAATTGTGTATTTCATCTAAATGTGCCTTATTTATAATCTCCGGATTGTTATAGTGTCCATACGGAACATTAAACCCTTTGGGTCCTACTCGGAATACACCTCTAAAACAAGTTTTATTCAAGAATATAAACATAGCAGAACCTAATATGCCTTTTTTATCAGCTAAGCATAATTTATTATATTCGCTTCGTATCCAATAATAGTAATTTTCCTTTGCTATTTTTGCTTCTGCTATATTTTTGGGCGTTCTATTTATTTCTCCATTTCCACATTCGTTAAAATCAGTAATAATAGTTTGTAATATATCATATAATTCGTTATGACATGTTTGAATGTTTTTGTAAATATAAATTAATGGCTCATTCAAATCATACGCGTATACATTACCATGTATTTTTATAATCCCACTTTTAACATAAGATAACAGCGTCAATAAAACACTGCCTCCTCCCAAAAATACTTCGCGATAATTATTTATTTCAACTGGAAAATCCACGATAAGTTTATCCATTATTTGGGTTTTCCCGCCAACCCACTTTAAAATTGGTTTCGGAATATGTATATTTTTAGTAGCGATATTTTTAACAAGTTTATCATCGTAATCAACGTCGATACTCTCTTCCGGGGCAGCCTTTTTAATTTCAAATAATTTTTCATTAACCGCATTATCTATCATGTCCTTTATTTTACCTTCAACTACACACGGATTCTTTTTATTACAGTGTGCCGTATAGTATGATTTTTGATTAAACTCCTTTCCGCACTTTTCGCAAGTATATTTACTCATTTTTTATAATGTAATATGGTTTATATATATCTATATACACTATTATTAAATCAATTTTTTACATAATAGTACATTATTACCTAAAAATACCTAAATTTAGGTAACATCGAACAAAGACTAATAAAATTGAAATAATACAACCAAAATCAAATACTTGTATTACAAACCATATTACAAACCATATTACATTATTATTACATTAT